GTAGGGGTAAACCTCAAGTGTCTGCTCTGCGGAACACAGAGTAACCAACATAAGGGGGGGGAAAGATGTGGGATCTCCCATCATCTGCCCCGTGGTAGTGATCGTACCCGGTAGGCCGTTCAGGTCGTCGAGCCAGTCATTCCAATAAAGGAGTATGTCCTCGGCGTGACCCAGACCTGTAAGGCCAGGCCCCATCTTCTTGATTTTGACGCCGTGAAACATCTCGGCGTGTCTATCATCAAGCAGTGGGGCTTTCGGATAGTGTGTTAGGAGTGACACGGGCTCACAAAGAGTCGGGTCACACGTGAGGATCTTCTTGGGGCCAAACAGCTTGGAAAACCAACGTCTGTACGGCGCCAGCGACGAGTAGCGGTCAGCTAACTCCTCGTAGAAGCCTCTTGTTAACCACTCCGGATGGTAGTCGGTTGCAGCTGTAGCGTCCTGGGAATCCCAAGGACCTTGCTCGCCCCGCATATCCACCCGGAGGTCACCTCCTAACGCCTCCGAAAATCTCGGGTCGCGAATCATAACATGGTCCGCGACTCGACGAAGGATTTGTTGAACGAGGTTGACTGCTGTTAATGAACAGGTAGGAAACCTCGTCTTCAAACCCTTCTCCTCTGCCACTATTGGAAGGACAGGTACGTACGTGATATTTTCCATCACGTACTCTACCGCCACCTTCAAATAGTCTTGCAGATACTCGCCGCATCCGGGAAGTTGCTTTTCAAGCTCATCCCACGGCTGCCTAAAAAGCTTCTCTAGCCCATCGACTCCTCCTTTGTTTGAAGAAGGATGGAGGGCGTCACTGAGGAGCTCCAGGTAAGAGCCGTCAGGGTCCATACCAATGGTAGGGTGCCCTGATCTGCTGCGAGTCTTCTTAATCGCATAACCGAGCAGCACTAAGTGCTGGACTCCAGTCACGTGCCCCCCTACGGACCTTGGGAATCCCAAGGCCGCGTTAGCGGAGGGCATCGTGAAGAGTTCTCTGGGGCCCGAAGGCGTGCCCCATCTCGACACATACGATTTAAGGAAAGGTCTCCAATAGGCAGGCTCCGGGTTGGGCTCTGAGGTCAATCTTGACAACAGATCCTCCAACCCTTGCTTGTCTTTTGGAGCGGGGGGAAGTGCCCTAGCTATGTAGGAAGCCAACATAGCAGGCATCTTCTCCTCGAACACTAGAAGCCTACCGGTGGGCTTAGGCCCACCGTAGTACCAGGCACGACAAGCCTGTGCACAGGCCTTAAGGCGATGTGCAGCTTCTAGAGGGTGGTATACTAACTGGTTGCGAAACCTGTTAACCCCTTGTAGCCTACGGCTATTAAGAGGTGAATAGTGTTTGTACCTTGTTAGACACCATGCCCGTTCTTGTTGGTATCCAACAAGAAGGGCATCCCATGTTGCTCTCATAAACTCGAGAACCTCCTTGTTTCGCAAATAGCGTCGCACAGGAGGGGTCATCCCAGAGGTACGTAACGAAAGCGCTACGTACTTCAAATGATCCTCTGCCCAAAGGGCATAGAACTCGTGATTTGAGAGTCCGGGGGTTCGGGGAGGAGGTTGTACATTTAGTATACCTTTCCCTGATCCTTCGATGGAACCTCCTGAATACCGGAAGCGTCGGCAATTAGCCAACACTTCTATAGGATAATTCAGGAGGGGACGGAGACGGCCATGGAGGGATAACCCTTCATGAGTCCTATAGTAACCTTCAATTGAGGGCACTTTGGACGTTCCGAACTCCATCCACATCTCCGGTTTTACCGCTGGGGGGGTTTTTTGCACTCCCACAGTCGGCTTGGCTTGGTCCAACGACAAATTTGTCTTGGGCTTACGCCGTATCCTCTTCTTCACCGAAGAGGATGAGGGGCTCTGTTGAGAGCCCAGAGGTTTTTTAAACCTCATGATGCCATCAGT